GGGCGGCAGCGCTGTTCCGCATCGAGCGCGGCACGATGTTCCCGCTATCCGAGGCCATCCGCGATGCCTTCATAGGCGGCGGTTTGGCGGTAGCAGATGAACTGCCCAAGGGCTTGTCGGGCGTGTTTGGCTTCGACGGGCGGCACGATAGGGCGGTGGCCCTGGCCGAAGCACAGGCGGCGGAACTGGTGACGAACATCAGCGACGACGCAATTGCAAACGCCCGCAAGGTGATCGTTGACGGGTTGGACACAAACCGCAGCCTGAACAGCGTTGCCCGCGATCTGGTGGGACGCAAGGTGGGGAGGCAGCGAGTAGGGGGCATCATCGGCCTGACAGAGCCTCAGTCCGACCGTATGATTAACCTGCGCTCTATGTTGGCTGATCCTGACCGCATCGGGGAATATTTCAAAGACGCGGATATGAAGATACCGCGCTACAAAGAGAGCGACCGGCGTTTCGACGCAATGGTCCGCAAGGCGATCAAGAGCAGCAAGGCGCTGCCCGCTGCTGACATTGACCGCATCGGGGAGGCATACAAGGCCAAGGCCAGCGGCAATCGGGCGAAGATCGTGGCGCGAAACGAGGCTTTCACGGCGCAAGCATCGGGCCGAGATGAAGCGTATCAGCAGTTGCTTGAAAGCGGTACCGTCGAAAGCGTGTCTGTCCGGTGGCAGCACAACCTTTCTGAGCATCCCCGCGAGGATCACGTTGCCATGAATGGAACGGTTATCCAGCTGGGCAAGACGTTCGAATTTCCCGGCGGGGTTCAGATGAAACATCCCCATGACCCCGCGGGTGGTCCTGCCCATTCTATTGGGTGCCGGTGCATTGCGATCTATCGCACGAAGATAGCGAAGGACTGAGCATGGCGGGAAAGAGTTTCACAGCACAGCTTGAGGACTTCGAGCGGTTGACCGCGCAGAACCTCAAATACATCGCATCCGAGGCTATTCAGGACGTTCTAGAGGCCGCCCAGACACCGCAGCGGGGTCTTACAAAGGGCGCAACATCTTTCGTAGAGGGTAAAATACCCGTCGCCGAAAGTGACCTCATCAACAGTCTGACTACGAATGGGACAGAGGGCGCAACAAGCTACACCGTCGCAATCTCAGGGTATGAGCTCGGCGATAGTATTGAGTTCGCCTGGACGGCCCCCTACGCCCTCAGAATGGAAGCCGGATTTAGTGGGACAGACAGCATGGGCCGGAAGTATGAGCATCCCGGTCGCCACTTCGTCGGGGCCAATGCACGGCGCTTTCCTGAGTTTGTCGAGGCCCGCGCTAAAGAGGTTCGCGGATGAACGAAAACGACATCGCCGAAGCGCTTGGCCGACAGTTGAAAACCTTAACCGATGCCCCACCCATCTATTGGGATAACCAGAAAGTGCCAGGGTCGCAGGCGCGGCCGTATCTGGTGGTACAGATGGTTCCTGGCCAATCTCCGGCGCGCATCTCGGGCGGGCGGGTGCATGTCGGATTTATGCAGGTCACTGTGGTTTCAGAGGTAGGAAAATTCGCCACCCACGCCAACGAGGTCGCGGCCAAAATTGCAGCGCTTTTCCCGTATGAGATGACGCTTCCGTGCGGCGGCGGCAGGCTGACAATCACCAACGACACGCAGCCTGGTCCCGGCTTCAGAGACGGCAGCAATTGGCGCAAGATCGTCCAAGCTGAGTATTTCGCAACCTAAAGGATACCCAACATGACAAAGCGCAAAACCGCCACGGCGGAACAATCCCCCATGGAAAACGACAACGCCATTACCGGCATCCTGCGGCCGGTCAAGCGCGGTGACATCACTGCGCCCAACCTGTTCACTAAGGGCGACGCGCCAAAGAAGGGCAGCCGCATCACCTTCAAAGTGAAAGGTAAGGCCTACAGCGCAATCGTTGCAGAGACGTTTGAAGCTAATGGGGAAACCGCGATCAGTTTCAAGGGCGGCATTACCGCCCAGAAATAGCGGCCTTCCCGGCGGGTCGCTCCCTGATTGGGGTTTTGCCGGGATTAATCCCAAAATCTGAAGGAGACCTATCATGGGTTTGCAATCTTCTATCGGCATTGCGGTTGCTATTTCCGCAGCACTGCCCACGACACACGACGCTGAAGCCGCAACAGGCTTTCCATCGCTGACTTATACTGCGGGCGGCAAGCTAAACGCGGCTCCGCCGATGAATGGTACCCGAGACATCGCTACGTTCGATAACCTCACCACTGGCGAAGAAGAGAAGCTTCCCGACATGTTCCGGGCGGGCAATGGTGAACTTTCGTTTGGATATGACGAAGATGACGCGGGCCAGGCTATTCTTGAAGCGGCCTATAGCGCGACTGACTCCGCCGGATCTACGGTCGCACTTGAGTTCACTCTGAACAACGGGACCAAGTTCTACCGCCTCGCAATCATCACATCTTACGAGCCGTCGGGTTCCGTCGGCAACGTTTTGATGGCCACCGTCGGCTGCGAATTTAGCCGGAAGACGGTCAAGGTCGCCGCGGCCTAATCGAATTCTGCGCAGAACCGGGGCGGCGGAACTGGTTCATCCGCTGCCCCACCCTGAACTCCGAACCACAAGGATCTAATTGATGGATTTTGCTAAACTCACCGGCCAACCGGCTGTGATTGATGAAGGCCTTGAAGCGTTTGACCTCAAACCCAAATGTTATGAAAATGGCGCGGGTGATCCCCTCGTGTTGACCATGCACCCCGCAGGTGGCACCCGCTTCAAGAAAGCCGTGCGCAAGATGCACATTAAGGTGTCGCGCTCCGAAAAGGAGGCCGAGGAAGCGTCCGGCGAAATGACCGAAGACGAACTCGAATCGGAGATCCGCACCCAGGACAGCCGCACAAGCGAGTTGCTGGCCCGGTGCTGCGATGGCTGGAACATGACGGACGGCAAGGAGCCCATCCCCTTCACCGTTGAGAACTGCACCGAACTGTTTAAGCAGATCGAACCCCTTCGTGCTGAAGTGGATGGGGCAATGACCGCGCGGGGAAAGTCAACGAAGGCGAAAAAGACCGCCTAATCCTGTGGGCGCGTCAACTGGCTTGGCTCCAGTGCTCCGACACCGAAAAGGGGCCGGATCGCTGGGACCAGCTGGAGCGCGGGTCGCACATCTTGCCCAATTGGGGCGAATTAATCGACGCGCAGCAAATCCTTAGTCGCGTGGGGCTTTACGGGCCGCAGGGCATGGATATTGGCCCGATACAGGCAGGGCCGGTCATGGACTACTTGACCGCTACGGGCGGCATTTCATCGCCCTATGAGCTGGACGTCGCATTGATGGCCTCAGCGGCTTACGTGGCCGAAGACCGGCGATCTAATAGCACGAGTACAGACGCCCCGTGGGACTGGCCTAAGACTGAGTGCGACCTCGCTATATTCGACAGGCAGCAAGAGCGGGCGATGCGGTCAATGATGGGGGATTAGGCTAGCCGGTCTTTTCATTGGGAAGTGCAGACGCAATTCGCGCGGGGAGCTCATAGGAATATACCAAAAACAAGCGTGTGAAATCGCGGCCGCGCTCAACGTCGTCAATAGATGGAGCCTCTTCGTCGTGAGCCCCTTCGTTACCAAGGAATTTTACTGTATCTAATAGCTTGATTAACGTGTCTGGGACCGCTTCTGCCTTCTGAAGTGCGCGTATGCGCGCATTAAGCATACCTTTTCCTTCAGGGTTAAGATCGCGAACCGTAAGTTCCACAGTTTTTCGGAACATGATCGCGGAGCTCATCAATCGGCCGTCCGCGAAGTTTGCCTCAGCTTCAGAGAAAGCCTGCTGAATTTGACGGGGTAAATTATCGACGACTTCGACAGGTGGCACCGAAGGCGCGGAACTGAGTATCCTAAAATTATCGAAAAATGTTTCACCCGATCGGCCAGCTGCATTACCAACGGCGTCGTTACCTCTCTTTTCGATATATAAAATAATTCCGCGATCACACACTGGACAAGTGGCGAATAAATTTCCTGTTCCGCCGTCTATTGAGACGACTGAATGGGTTGTGAAACCGACATTTTTGGTTAAGCAGCCCACATGCGGGCAATTGAAAGGGACGGTACCCATGCCTCATAATCCTCAAATTGCAGTACTGAATTCGACAGTTCCAATATCCAGCGATTCCGCAAATCTAACACGCCTACTGTTGTCGCACTACGGTTACCTCGGATCCGCTGAGAAGGGCCAATTTACCACAGTGCTGATCATGGAGATTGGAGCTCGCGACGCAAAAGCGAGAACAGCTTAACCTCACCTTGATCTTCTGGATAAGTGTGGTCCCTAGCAGCCTTGAGCATATCCGAGGTAGGGCCGCTCAACTCAAACTGAAACAACTTCACCCACTGCATCTTGTGCTCACTGATGATCACAAGCAGTATCTTGTGGATTCCATCAGCGCCGATCACAACGTCACATTTAAATGTGCGCCACCGTTGACAGAAGTAAACACAATATTAGATAAGAGCGCATAGGATGAGTCGACGAAGACACCCAAACAAGGAAATCGAAGCGGCAGTCGCCTACGCGGAAAGTAAAGGCTGGCGGTACGTTAAAGCAGGAAAAAGCGCTCATGTTTGGTGCCGACTTTACTGCGAGTTCGCTGATCGAGAGGGGTGTCGTGTGTCGGTGAATTCTACACCGAGAAGTCCGCATAATCACGCATCAAAGATCGTGAAGGCAGTGGATGGATGCACACACATAGCTGATGAAGGAGGCTGAAAATGACTGTGTATGACTTTACTTTTGTGGTTGATGCCGACCCTGATGATGAGGCTTTCGAGGATCGCTTCATTGAGGCTGGTTGTGATGATGCAACGTTTGTTCTGATGCGAGGCAACGCGCTGCTCAGCTTCGACCGAGAAGGCGACTCCTATAAGGAGGCAGTCCTATCAGCATATGAGCAAATTCTGCAGGCTGGTGCGGGTATCGTTCGGTTTGAGCCAGATTTTTTGGTAAGCGCTGCGGAGATTGCGGCTCGAACAAATATGACGAAACAGGCGATTGGCATGTTCATCAAGGGTGAGCGACGCGACGGTTTCCCCGCACCGAACACTCGTGTGAATTCCGCAAGCCCCCTATGGGACTGGGTGGAAGTTTCGCGATGGATGGTTGATCACGGTAAGCTGAACGCTGATGTGTATCGTGATGCGCTAGTATCGCGGATCATTAACGTCGGAACTCAAGTCAACAATTTGACCGGGGAACGCAGCGTTAATATACGTGAGATGCTGGCAGCAGCTTGATATTTTGAGGCATTCCTTCGGGAGTGCCTATTGCTTGATTGTATACTTGATCTGCATCTCGGCAAGTTCAGGAATTGCCGCGTAAGCCTGAAATCCAAATCCTTCAATATAGGTAAATCCTGACGTTAGAAAAGTTTCGCCACTATACAGGCGATAGTTGAGCTTTCCGCTTTCGCAAGTCGCGGCCCCAACGATATAAGCATTGCTGCCTCTACGCGAATACGACCAGTCTTCGATTTTGCATTCACCAGTTAAATTGCTGGTGACTGCAAGTGTAACGGCCTCAATCTGAGGCGGCAGGGCGTCATAGCATTTGAGTCGAGCCTTTTCGTCAGTCTGCATCGCAAAGCAGGCGCGATATGCCTTCGACAATTTCAGCGTTGCCTCTGCCACATCAGCGGATAACTGGGCAGGGATAAGGCTGATAGCCGGCCCCGCAAGCGCAATAATTTTAAGCAATTTAAATCTCCCAATGAACCGCTGCCAAGCTAGGTCAGCGGCCTTTGGCGTTCAAGAAAGCATCCCATATGAGCATCAATTACGCCGAACTTGTCCTTGGTGCAGAAACCTCTGGACTGCTAAGGGCAAAAGCTGACCTTTCGTCGGTCACGCGTGCCGGGACGCAAACCGAGCAGGGCGTCAAAAGAGCAATGTCTGGCGTGGAGACCGCGGTCAAAAAGGTGCCAATGGCGGCGGAAGAGGCTGCCAGAGGCTTTGACGATCTGCGCACTTCGCTAGACCCCCTCTACGCTGCATCCAAGCGTTATGAGGCGGCTTCGATGCAGGCTGCCGCTGCGGTAAAATCAGGCGCTGCAACACAGGCGCAGGCGAACAGTGTACTTGATCTCGCAGAGGCCCGATATCTTGGGGTTGGCAAGGCTGCGAATACATCGAACGCAGCGGTGAAAGCTGCGACTGGCGGCATGAGTTCATTTGCCTTCCAGAGCCGTATGGCAGCAATGCAGCTTAGCCAAGTTGCGCAGCAAACGGCAGCGGGTGGCGGCTTTATTAGAGCTTTGGCGATCCAGTTGCCTGATCTCGCATTGGGATTTGGTGCGGTTGGTATTGCCGCTGGTGTCGCGGCTGGCGTCCTTCTCCCGATGGCGGCGAATTTTATCACGGGTGCGGACAATGCCGAGGAATTGGACGACGCGCTCGACAGCTTGGCGCAAACGTCTCGTGAGTACATTGAGATCAACAAAACGACCAAGCAGTCAGTCAGTGCACTGGCTTTGGAATTTGGCGGTTTTTCCGCCGAGATCCAGCGCACCTATGAAATTCTGCAAGGCGTCGCGTTTGAGCGGACGTTAGACAGCTTGGGTGTTGCAATCGCGGCGCTTGACGTTTCTCGGCTTGAATTTTTGGTTGGGGTTTTCCAGCAAGGGCAGGGCGAAATCGAAGCGTTCAACCAGAACTACAATGATGCCCTCGCGGAAATTAAAGAAAGTTTCGGGCTGACTGGCTCCCAAGCTGAGGAGTTTCTCGGTCAGTTAAACGCTCTAAAAACCGCCGACGGGCCAGATGAGATCGTAAGAGCCGCAGATCAGCTTAACGCCTTTCTGATCGAGTCCTATGGCAGCGCACGCAAGATCCCGCCTGAACTTCGCGACATGGTTCAGCGACTTGGCGAGGCCCAGACTGTTGCGGCGCGTGTTGCCGCGAATGTGGATGGGTCAGCCGATAGCGCGAACGCGGCAGCAACGGCGGCAGCTAACCTGTCCGGTCAGCTATCTGTTGCTGCGCAGTACGCCGGGCAGCTCGCAGCAAACTTGGCAATGGCTCCCGCAGGTATCCAGGCCTTCCAAGATCAAGCGGCGCAGCTTACAGCTCAAATCAGCGCGCTAGATGCTGGCTACAGTCAAATCACAGCTAGCGCGGCTGGTTACCGCAAAGAGCTCGAACAGAAGTACGGTCTTGCTGATGCAGCCAACGCAGCCGAAGAGGCGTATATTTCCGGCGTTATTAATCGACAGGTCAAAGAATATACCAACGTTCAAGAGTTGAGCAAAGCTTACAGTGATAAGGTTACGGCGCTTAACAAGGTCCGAACATCGGGCGCGGCGGCGGGGGCTTCGACGGCAAAAGGTATGAAAGCGGCCGCGAAGGAAGCTGAAAAACTTGCCGATGAAATCGAGCGCCTAGAGTTGGACGCTGATCCTCTCAAGAAGTACAACGCCGAGCTTGCAAACCTGGACGCCTTGGTAGCAAACGGCTTGAGCGATGGCGCTTACCGAAAGGCGGTTGCTGAACTTAATGACGAGTTTGCAAACAGCGATCCGATGATCTCGAAAGCTGGTGATGCGATTGGCGACTTTGTGGCCGGTGGTATGCGCGACTTTGGCGACCTGCTTGGCGCTTTCAAGGACATGCTTAAGGAAATGATTGCCACGGCGATCGCCAACCCGATCAAGCTGGCACTGATGGGCGCAGGCGGTGGCTTGGCGGGCACCGCGGCGCAGGCGGCAGGAATTGGCCCCGGCGGCGGTATCATCGGCAGCTTGGGTAGCGGCGGCGGGTTGCTGGGCAGTATCGGTGGCTCCATCGGCGCTCTGACAAGCGGTCTTGGCGCGGGATTCAACATGGCGCTGGGTGGAATGACCTCAGGCGGCCTGACTGGTCTCGGTAGCGTTCTTAGCACACAACTTGGCGCGGCTACCGCGTCTGTGGGGGCATTTGGCGCGGCATTGGGTGCGATTGCGCTTCCATTGGCCGGCGTGGCGGCAGTGTTCTCGTTTTTCAAGAAATCAGTCAAGGAATTGGACTCCGGTCTGCGGATCACCGTGGAGGGCATGGACGCCCTGGTAGAGTCATTCCGCA